AATTTCACCTCCTCCAAGTATGCATATATCTCCAGCTCCACCACCTCTTGATATAACTGTGCCTGTTGGTGAATAAAGTTCTGGGGCTCTTGGTTGAAATGATTCTAAACCGCCATGACCATTTGATCCTGAACCTGCACTATCTCTAGCTGCAGATAGATCACCAAAATCAACTGCATTTCCACTTTGAGCAATAGTAACATAATCTATAACATTAGATGGTCCAGGTGCTCCTCCTGCCCAAATTCCTCTAATATTATTTGACGTTCCTGTAAAACTATTTCTTGCTACAGTTAAATCACCAAAGTCTGTAGAGTTTCCTAAACTACCTATTTCAACACTATCGATAGTTGTCTGAGTTCCACCATTAGCACCACCTCCTGCTAAATATCTTGTGTTAGAAGAGTTAGCAGACACACCTGATTTTCCTGAAGATAAGTTACCAAAATCTACAGCATTACCAGTTGAACTTATTTCTATAAAATCTATTTCATCTTTTTTAGAAGGTGTTCCACCTCCAGCAAATAAACATCTAGTAGAATTACCTGCTGCTGTTGGTGTGAATCTAGCTACAGTTAAATCACCAAAATCAGTTGCATTACCTAATGTAGCTATCTCTACAAAATCTATTGTATTTAAAACAGGCACTTGACCACCACCAAAAATAGCTCTAGTATTACTTGAATGTTGTCCAAGAGCATTTCTCGCAACAGTTAAATCACCAAAATCTGCAAAGTTTCCTAAACTATTAAAGTGAATATAATTAATTGTATTAACATAAGAAGAACCATTATAACCTCCAGCGCTTAATGCTCTTGTAAATGAAGAAGCATTTCCTTGTGCATTTCCATAAACTGCAACTGGTAAATCTCCAAAATCTGTAGCGTTACCCGTAGTTTCAATTACTATTTGATCACATGTATTTTGATTAGGATTACCACCTGTAAAAATTCCAATCGTACCCCCACCTAACTGAGGATAAGTTCCATCCTCTTTTATGTTTTTAGTAATGTCATTGATTTTCCAAAGCCCTCTTGCTTGGTCTCGTCTAGGATAACTGTCCGACATCGGTTAGTCCTCCTACGCGTCGTCTATCAGTTCGTATGATATTGTGACTACTAATGTTGATGCTGCTGATGCTCCACCTCTAATAAGATCAGTTTCTTGTAAATAGAAAGATGAGTTTTTATCTATTATATCAACTGAAGCGTGAGCTGGAACTGTAAGTTCATCAGCTAATTCTTTATGTGTTCCTGAAACTTCTGAATCAATTGTAACCGTTGCGTCGGTATCAGTTACATTTGTAACTCTAATTAAATTAATTTTGTTAACTTGATCTGATGCTGCTGTTAATAATGTAGTTGTTAAAGTTGTTGTTAAATCAGCTACTGCTGATTTACCATTAATCGTTGTGACATTTACTATATTTGGTGCTGCCATTTTTTATTCTCCTAAACTCCTTTTATCCGAAAACTATCGCTGCTGCAATAGCTTTTCCCATTGATATACCGCTTGATGCTGTTGTAAAACTTAAATTTCCAGAACCATCGGTCTGTAATATCTGACCACTACTACCATCTGCTGCAGGGAATGTCAAAGCATCAATAGTAACTGTTCCTGAGCCTTTTGGCTGTATAGATACACCAATATTAGTATCATCACCAGATGCAGTAAATGTTGGTTTGTTTCCTGTAGCTGCGTTATTGTAAGTTATTTCATTAACCGCAGAACTTGTAGCTGTTAATTTAAATAATTCAGCACCATTAGTATCTAAAATAGATGTGCCTATTTTAGGTGACGTTAATGTTTTGTTTGTTAAAGTTTGTGTGCCAGTTTCTGTTACTGTGCCTGCTGTAGCTAATGATATTTCTACTATGTTAGGGTTAGTTCCATCATCACCTTTTGCAACAACTAATTTATCTCCTTTATCTGTAGCAGAAAAAGTTACAGAACTTCCTGATCCAGACGTATATTTAAATTGAACTGTATAAGAACCAGAACTAGAATTTCTTAAAAGATAAAAATTTTGTACATCAAGAGGTATTGTAACAACTGCATTACCAGATAATGAACCTGTAAATTCTATTATTCTGTGAGCAAGAACATCTCCTGTTCCTCCATCACTGCTTGTTAAAGCAACAGTTCCACCACTAGTTAAAGCTTGTTGTGTAAAACCACCAGATATTTGTTCAATGACTTGTAAGTTTACGTTTGTTTTATTTCCCCAAGTACCAGCGTTTTCACCAGTTGCTTGAAGTTCTACACCTAATGGTGTGTATGTTGATGCCATAATTTTCTCCTATGCAGCGTCACTATAACTTGTATTTGATCCAGTTGCAACATCCGAATATGTATCATTCGAACCCGTCGAAACATTAGTATATGATGTATTTGAACCAGTGTCAACATCACCATAAGCAAAGATATCTACTGTTCCTATGTTAAATGATGCTGATTGACCTGTTAATCCAACCTGCATATCAACAACACTTACTGATCCAACACTAGCACTAAATGATACACCAGTTAATCCTAATGTCATATCATTAGGATCTAAAGTTCCAACACTAGCTGTAGCTGATTGACCTGTTGGTTGTGCTAATGCACCACCTAACCCAACAAGAGAACCTTCTTGAGCCTCCATAGATAAACCATCAAACTGAGCAGTGGCATTTGGTATTGTAAGAGAACCTAAAGATGAAGTTACTAGTTGTCCAGATAAAGATACTTCTTGTTCTGATATTCCTGTAGCTGTTCCTTGCGAAGAAGTTATAGCTAGTCCAGAAGGTTGAACCGTATCATTTGGAGCAAATGCAGTTCCTTGAGAAGCAGTAAAAGATACACCTGTTAAACCAACTGTTAAATCATTAACACCAGGAGCACCTATCGCAGAGGTTATAGATTGACCTGTTAATCCAATTGACATCTCTGTTGGTGTAATAGAACCAACAGAAAAAGTTGCTGACACTCCATCAAAACCAACTCCTATGTCTGGTAAACTTATTGAACCAACAGAAGGTGTAATTGATTGTCCTGTTAATGTTAAGTTAACATCATCAACAGTTACAGATCCAATACTAGATGTAATTGATAAACCAGATGGTTGAGCAACAGCATCGGATAATTGACCCCACTCGTCTTCACTCCAAGATTTAGCACCCCAACCTGTTTTTAAAGTTACGGCTTCATTCCAATTAGCCTGTCCCCAGGTTAACCGGCCCCATCCTGAAGTCACCGACATGGTTGACCTCCTATGCTAATCTGATTATCGCGTTACTTGCGTCTGCTGCTGGAAACTCTATTTTAAAAGTTCCATTACTTGCTGTTTTATCACCACCAAAAGCTATAACTGCAACAGCATCAGTAGTGCTTGAACCACCATCTGTTGTTGTATTATAAATTAATGCACCATTTGCAGTAAAAGATGCAGAAGAATAAGTTACGTCTGCAAAGTCAACGAAAGCTGTTGTTGATGATAAAGATACACCATTGTTTGTAAGTGTAGCTCCACCTGCAGAGTATGCAGATCCAGATGTGTTTGATATTTCGTTTGATGTTGAATAGTCAGTAGTCGCTGCACCCAAAGAAGCTGAACTTGTAAAAAGAGCAATCTTAAAAGTGTGTCCACCTGAAGATTCAAAACTGTGTTTACCTTGTAAAAGCTCTTGTTTAAAGCTTGAACATATTGCTGATGATATTGCCATAATAATCTCCTACGGGTTTGCTGAGTTTACTGGTATTCTAACTGCTCCGTCTGTGTAGTCGTCTCTTCGTCTTCTACCAACTTGCTCGTTAGCAAACTTCTGTACCTCTTGTTTATATTTATTTTCATACAAAGTCAACATGTCTATCGGGCCTTTTAAAAACCCATATGCTTCTGATAAACAGCAATATAATAGTCCATTTGTAAAATTCATGCTAATATAATTAACACCATCACCCTCTAAAAGATCAGGCATTTTATTAAAATGCACTCTAAATCTGTATGTTGTATTAGGAACTGGAGCAAAAGCTATACGTCCAGATGTTGTATCTGATTCTCCTGTGCCTCCACCAAACATAGCATAATACTTAGGTTGACCTTGAGCTGCTGATGTTCCTGTTACATCTTGATACTCTTGTAAGTATGTGTAGTCTTTTTTCTCTAACCAT